TACACCTGTAACGCCGGTAGATCCTTGTGCGCCAGTTGGTCCGACAATAGGACCGGCATCAAACCATGACGAGCCACTCCATACCCAAAGATTACCCGTGTCTAAGGTGATATACGCATCATTTGGAGAATTGCCTGTAGCTGGTAAGTCTGCTGCTGTAGGAACAGATCCTTTCAGGTTAATTGATGCGCCTTGTGCCCCAGATGGTCCAGTCACACCAGTAACACCCGTAACACCGGTTATGCCGACTCCCGTTGCTCCTGTGACGCCTGTAACCCCAGTTACGCCCGTAATACCTTGTATGCCTGTTGGTCCAGTAGCTCCAGTTGCACCTGTTACGCCGGTAACGCCAACTTGTCCTTGAGCGCCAGTAATGCCTGTGACACCTGTGACGCCCGTAGTACCCATGACGCCTTGAGCGCCGGTAACGCCAGTAACGCCTTCCAGTCCAGTAGGGCCAGTAACACCCGTCACACCTGTAACGCCGGTGACTCCAGTGATGCCTTGTTCACCTTGTGGCCCTACTTCACCCGTAGGACCAGTGACACCAGTAACACCTGTAACGCCAGTAACCCCGGTGACACCTGTAACACCAAGTTCACCTTGTATGCCTGTTGGACCAGTAGCACCTGTAATACCCGTAACGCCGGTTACGCCTGTGACGCCTGTGACGCCCGCTCCAGTGGGGCCAGTTATGCCTGTTGCACCAGTAACACCTGTAACGCCAGTCACGCCCGTGATGCCAACACCAGTTGCACCGGTCACACCCGTAACACCGGTAACTCCAGTTACTCCAGTAGCGCCCTGCAATACATTGCCAAATACGGTAAGAGTAACTTGTGGGTATGAGGGAAGAACTTCCAGCGTTGCTGGATCAACCATGTTGAGATAAGTGACAACGCTAGACATTAGGGCTTACCTCAGATATCGGTTATTTCCTGCACAACATTAAACTGGAACGTAGGCGTATAGATCACATCATCTCCGCTACTCACATAGCGAATATCGCAATTTAAAGGGCCAAGAGGCCATGTTAGCGTATTCTCAGATGTCTGAGTCATTTGAATGACCCATATTACTGATGGCGAAGTGGGTGGCGTCAATGTGACATTGAGAGTGGAAACCAAGGTTCCAGTCTGATCTTTCACTTCTGAAGTAGCAGTCCATGTACCGCTTGGAAGTGATACCGTACCAGCTAATGCCAGTGTTGCGCCTCGCTTGAGAATGAAAGATTGAGTAGCCATTAGGGTGCCAGATTTGCGCCAACAGATGCGGTCAGATTTGCGCTTGAAGAAGTCAATGTGACTCTCCAGGTAGCAGGAAGAATTGTGTTGACCGATACATTTGAAGTAGCCGCAAAGTTAGGCCCAACTTGCAAGACTTGCTGGCTAACAGAGCTTATAGCGGTCCCAGTCAAGATGGTATACCACGATGATGATGCAGGATCATAGCCTTCGATTGAAGGAGTAATTGAGCCACCTGTTCTAGCAGATACGGTTACGATGATTTGCCCGTGGGTCAACGGAGGAGTGTTGCTGACAGATGCGCTAGTAGTAGAGGTAATGACCTGTGAAGGTATGACAATTTCAGAAAACTGACTCATGGTTTTTTACTCAGTAAGTGACTAAGAACAAGATTAACGGTGCTTTCAACTCGCAATATATCGTTCCTCACCGCATCCGATCTAATTTCATTAGATCTCTCCAATGCTTTTAGTCCATCACGAAATTCAGTGCGAGTAACATAAGCGTTTTCAAGATGCTTGATCTTGCGCCAAACCCAGATAATGGGAGCGGAAATAATTGTTGTGGTGACGCCCCAAAAAGTTGCGGCATCTATAGGGGGAAGATCAAGATTCATGTTTCGCATCCTTTTGATTCCACGATAATTATACCGTTAGATATTAGTTAGTTGGAAATGCATCCCATCTGGCTTTTTCCATGTGCCGCCCCAATCAAACCCTGCATCCGTGAAGCATTTCACAAGTTCTGGCGACATGGTAGGCGTTTTGCCAAACCCATTCCATGCCGCATTAATGTCGATTGCAATGCCCCACGAATGTAGCGACATGGACGTACCGCCACGCTTTTGTCGACGGTTAAAGCAGCCATCCCAGGTTTTGAGTTGACCAGCCAAACCTCGACTAATGACATTGTTAAACGCCTTTGTTAAAGGCTCAATCATTGCTCGATTGCAATATATCTTCTTGGGGATAACACCAACCTCCAATGAAGTCGGTACATCCCAAAGAACCATGAATTTCCCTTCATTAGTATAGGGATCTCCAAATTTAACTAGACAGTCCTTACTTGTCACCATGACTGATTCCCGTTTCTGGATTGGTAGCGGCTCGATAAACGGCATAGCCCAGAGAAGCAAGAGCAGTTGTACCATTTGCCATCGTATGAAGCTCAGTGCCGCCCATATCAATCTGGATGCCAAGCGCATTCAGAAGCCCTACAAGAGCCGAAAAGAATCCATAGAGGGCAGCGGCACCAGCTTCTGTATTCGTCAGCACGGCACTCCAAGGGATAGACTTACCCCGCTGGAATACCTGAGTCGCACTGGTGATTGCGGTAAAGATATTCATGCAGAAGGGCCATTAGCGCCTGGAGTGGTCGGAACAGCACTTGCTCCAGTTGGGCCGCTTACATTAACCGTGGTAAGAGAAGAATCTGCGGTTACATTAGCTACCTCTTCAGCCACGGATGCCGCCGCTACAGTAGCCGCCACATCCTCGGGGGCAACAACCGCTTCAATGGCTTCAGCAACAGGAGCCGCCGCACCAGCAAGAACTGCAAGTTCATGAAGAACGGCCTTCAGATCTTCGCCAATAGATTCACCAAGTGCTTCAATTTTGTCTTTCAAACTCATATTAATCTCCTAGTATTCACAATCTAACGCTATTGCAGGATTGTATAGGTAAGCCGTTAAATCTTGCATCAGAATCTTAAAGTCCATTCCTACATTAGTTGGCTGAATGGTTTTTGGCAATTCCGTATCAGGCATAACTGTGCATTTAATGTCTTGCGGCTTACTCCCTGCGACCAACTTAATCTGATATGTATAAGAACAACCAGAAACAAGAATGATTGCAAGGAGAATATAAATCATTGAATGGCTTCTATGATGATGATGCCATTACCGCCATTGGCGCCATTACCAGCAATAAGACTACCACCACCACCGCCACCATAACCACCTTGTCCACCGTTAATGCCACCTCCTGCACCGGTTCCGCCACCGCCGCCGCCCCCCATGCCTCCAGATCCTCCTCCAATAGAGGATTCTGCGCCACCAGCACCATAACCTGCTTGGGACGCTATGAATGCACCATAGCTTGTGCCGTTATACGCCAATCCTGATGTTCCTCCGAGTCCGGGGAAAAGGCCAAGGCCAAATCCGTCAACACCTGCATTGCCGCCATTACTTCCTCCACCGGCAGTCATCCAGCCGCCGCCGCCACCATAACCTGCGCCCCCGGTGCCATATCTATGACCACTTGCACCACCGCCACCAGAGACGCCACCTGCGCCACCAGTATTGTTTGTGGTTCCTCCGGTTGCTGTTCCTCCGCTTCCTGAACTAGAACCTGAACCAGTTCCTGCGCCACCGCCATTTGCAGTCATTCCATTGATAATGCTATTGCCGCCAGATGTTGGAGAAGTGCTTGGAGATCTTCCTCCGGCACCTGCTGCTCCTACCGTATAGGTGACAGTCGAGAGAGGCGTAACAGTAGCGATCATTTCCGCATAACCGCCGCCGCCACCACCGCCACCGGCTGCATAACCACCACCGCCACCACCTACGCAAGCAAATCTGACCTTGGTTACATTTGCTGGAATGGTGAATGTACGAGTTCCGGGAACCGTATCAAGGAGAATGATCGAACTCTTTATTGTCCCTGCGGTTGTAGCCGTCAGATAGACGTTGTAGTTCGTTGATGAAAGAAAATCGCTTATCTGTGGCATTAGACAAATCTCCAGTCTGAACCGTTATACCAAACCGTAAATTGCTGATCGCTTACGTTGATAGTGAATGGGGACGAATATCCCATGATCGTGTTTCCGTTTCCTGCAAGCGTCCAGTTATTTGTTCCCCACATACCATCCGAATCCATGAACGTAACCGTGGTTCCGGTATTGGGAGAGGCAGGAAGAGTCAGTGTAAACCCGCCAGCAGTTGTGTTGACATTGTAATACTCGCTCTGCACAGTCGTAGATGAGTTCACATAAGCCCAGGGACGAGAATTCAAATTAACAAACGCTGTTGTAGCGAGCTTAGTTGATTTGTCTCCCACTGTAGGCGTAGGCGCTGTTGGCGTTCCTGTTAAAGCGGGCGAATCAAGAGGGGCATAACTTGTGGCTACAAATGCCGTTGTCGCAATGTCTGTGCTGTTATCGCCCGGACTAGGAGTAGGGGCTTTTGGGGTCCCTGTAAATGTAGGTGACGCTATAGGAGCCGCACCGGGGATATCTCCAACAGCAAGGCTGACAATGCCCGTCTTGCCATTAACGCTCTGAACCGGAGCAAACCCAAGATTGCTGATAACCTGGTCATAAGAAGGGGACTGAAGTCTCCACGATGAGTCGCTTGTATTGTAGTTAAGATCAAGAACCGTATTGGCAACAATCTGCCCGACTTGAAGTGCCGATCCATCTGCGTTTTTGATAGTAGCCGCACCTAATCCATTCAGATTTAGGGTCGGAGTTGTAGTTGTGCTTGTATGCGTAGTCGCAAACGAGACAGGCATACCCAGATAGTAGGCAGAAGCCGCTTGAGGGGTGTTTACAACGTAGGCGTTGACCAAGCCTGTATCAGTGCCGAAATAAGGCTGAAGGAACTGCGAGTAGGTTCCCGCTGTAGCTACGTTTGCAATAAGGTCAAGAACACTCCAGGAAGAAGCAGTCGTTCCTTCTTGCCCGCGCACAACCGTCAGGACATCGCCAGATCGTGATGTGCAATAAACAACTTCAATTACCGTATCTGGGGAAGCAGCAGCCGTTAATGCAATCCTAAAGAATTGAGTTCCTGATGCAGGGCTTGGAAATTTACTTCCTGTACCTGATGAAACGGTGATTGTTGTTTGACTGGCTGTAATCGAACTAGCCAGAGTGCTTTGTGCATTGTTTGCGTAAAGTTCAATTAGAGCCGTCATAGATTAACTCAGGGTGACGTTGTAAGAAAATCTAAAGGGAAGCGCAAGCACTTGCTGCTGTATAGCTGCCTCTAGATATTGGCCCATTGGTTCGGGCGTATTGGTGATTACAATGTTGCAAGTAGGTGATGGCGTTTCAACAAAAGTAACGCTTATGTTTGCCGTGTAAGCAAAAACAGGATTAGTACCGTTAATGCCATACAGAAATCTATAAATCCTTCTCTTTAGCCAAGGAATTGTGAAAGCAAATCCATCATCCTTGTAGTACCACCAAGTTAGAACTCTTTGATAAACATCATCAGGGGTCGTATAGATTGTCGTTGGCTGTATGTCTACCAGATCAGAAATAGCAACATCATCAAGCGCATAGGACGCAATTTGTCCTTTGACTGTTGATGCTGATCCAGCCAGTGTTGGCCTAGGGATTCCATATATTCCCTGACCCACCCAATCCAATAACGCCCCATTCAGTCCAGAATAAATTGGAAGGTTTACATTATTGAACCAATCCACATATTCTTGAGTAAGCGTGTTGTATGCTTGAACTAACGCATTCAGATCAGGATCGTTCTGATATTGAAAGTAAAGATACGATGGTATCGTTTTCGTTACATTCGTTGAATACGTTGGTAATGACATCCTTTATCCCTGAGTGAATGTAATGTTTGACGTTATCATGTAGTAGTAACCTTCCGGGTCACCAACTACCGTATTCGTACCAACCGCAGGAACCACAGCCACTCCATTGATTGCAATTGCAAAAACAATATGAGTCAAAAGAGGTGTAGGAATCAAAGAAACAACGGCCTCTTGGAAAATGTACTGTAGCTCATAAATGTTGATGCTTTGGCCTGGGCCAAGACCGTTCACGTAATCACAGATTGGTTGCCCCGCTTGCGCTGCAATAGCGGCATTCGTGATGATTGATGAGGATGTTGTATTCCACGTTACAGTCATAGTGACGGGCTGCTGGATTGGGATCACATATGGGATCGTATACGAATCTGGCTTATCGTAAATCGTAACGCTTTGATTTCTAGGGATAGTACCAGTCGTTCCAACAGTCACAACACCGTTACCAGTGTAGGTTCCAGAAGATGAATAGGGGATAGTGAAGGAGAATGGATCGCCGCTGACGGGCGTTACGCTCCACGTTCCATTAATCCCGGTAATGCCAGTCGCGTTTGCAATTTTTATTGACTCACCAGAAGTGAATCCTGTAACCAAATTGGTTGTGATCTTTGTAGGGCTACCAGTAGTGACGGATACAACCTGCATGATGGACCCGCATAGCGTGTTCGGATCTCCGCAAGAACTATAAATTGCCGCAGCCACAGCCGTAGGATCACCACCGCCTACAATGACTTCCCACTTGGCGGGAGAGTAATAAGCATTCTGTCTGACGCTAATCAGAGATTGAACGACACCAGATACCTGCGCTACCGCAGTCCTAATCGCTGATGTGGTTCCTGATGGTCCTACCGTATAAGCGGCAATAACTTGCGCTCTATAATCCTCCGGGGATTGAATGGAAGTGCTTGGAGTTCCTGTCGTAGGATTTGTAACGGTAAGCGTTATGCCTGTAGGGATTGAGGTCGAAATCGTTGTGACAGAATTCGCAGGGACCGCCCATGATCCAGTAGAGTTAGAGACACAATAAACCGTATTGCTAGATCCGGTTGAGTCAATGACGCTAGCTTGCTGAGTGATGTATTGATATGTTCCATCTGAAACAATTACACCTTGTGGGATTACATATCCCGGCGTACCAGAGAACACCACATTGACGGATGTATTGCTACCCAGTCCCTGCTGAACACCTACGAGTTGTCCTTGCTGATTAAGGACAAATAGATTGCATCCATATGGCGTTATGGAATTAATTGTTTCAACTTGAGCCTGATCGATCAGAACAAGTGCAGCGGTATCCGTGGATGCGATATCTTCGATTAATGTCCCCGGAAGATTGGCGGTAAGCCCAGGGTCGGAAGCAGTAGCCAGCGCAATAAGCTGTGAGTTCAGAGAGGCGGGACTCTGAGGGCTTGCTCCAGCGGCAGTCATAACTACGGGTAGCGACATGATCTATCTCAGGTTGGAATAGGAACAGATGCGTTGATGATGCTGCCGGATTGAGTAATCACATTCACATCATACACAGGCGTTGGCACATTATACTGGTTTAACTGATTGACCTTTGTGATTTTCAGTAGCGCAAAATAAGGCGCGTATTGCTGTTGAGTTGTATATACAGCCATATCTGGAAACACCTGAGTAGCAATGCTATTTTGGGCGGGAATCCCATAGTTTGCATAAATGGGTGATTCATTAGTTTGAAGCTGAAGGACTTGGCAAAGGGCAGTGACAAACACTGCATCATTGTATCCATTGGCATCTGTAGAAACTTCAGTCCACGCATATCCCAAGTCATTGTTGGCTGGGCTTCTTCCCCAAACTCTCATACCTTGCCTCCAGTTGTTCCAGTGACAGCGCCAGACGGTGATGTAAGCGTTCCTGCCGAATGCGTATGTGCCGTATATGCTTGTCCATTGATGACAAGCGTTCCTGTTATTGATATTCCGCTACTGTTTACCGTGACATTGTTGGAGCCAAATGTAAGACTAGCTTGGCTTGAGCTTACGGTAACGTTATTGTTTCCAACAACAAGAGTGATGCCTCCTGATGCGGCCCTATTAATGGTTGCAATACAGTTGCCGTCTTTATCTTGTAACTGGATTTTGTTATTAGTGACAGTCTCAACCATATTGACTGTTTGTGTTGCTCCGGATGTCGTAATGTCTTGAATGGTGACGCCATTGCTCGCAACGATGATCCTTCCATTGACTAACTGATTTCCATCTTCATCAACATTAAGATCCTGCAGAATAACGCCATCCGGACCGTATACCCAGGTCGAATTAATGTCTGGACTTACAGGAAAGGCAGCTATGCCATTTTTGTTTCCTTTAGTGGCAATCGGCTCAAAAGCTAGAAGGGCTTCATAGTTGCCGTCTTGACCAAAATCAGGACTGCCATCTTTCTGACCGCTTATTGGGTAAAGGCTAATGTCTGCTTTTCTAGCGATACCCACATCACCAATCTGAATTGGGAGTCGGACATATTGAGACTCCATGATCGGGATGGTGATATTGGAAAATAAATCAGATAAGTTATTTACGGCAATAGATACGGTGACAAATAGACCATCGTCACTAATTGATTGAACCTGACATGGTAATGACCATCCGTTTTCCTGTAGGGCAGATTTAATCTGATATGCAGATATCTGCTGCAATCCCTGCCCTATAGGATATCTAGCACCATAATTATTCATGGAGAAATCACTAGGGTTTGGTTGGCGGGATAGTAATACATGGTGCTTGTGCTGAAATATCCAGCAAGGATGTTTACAGGAGCAACGCCTTCTGTTGTAGAACTACCAATCAGAGCGACATTGACAACAATGTTCCCATATTGATCTTGGATGCTTATGTAGCTCCTTTGACCGAAATATAGCCAATAAACTGTACAGCTATATTGCACCTTGCCAAGGGTTGCCTGAAAGTTGATAGGGGTAGCATAGGCTAATGGGATATTGATTGTTGTCATTG